CGCTTTTTCCTTTGAGGAAAGAGCCGCTACGCTAACCCTCACGCAGGCGATGGCCGCAGGCCACGCCTGCGAGGGCTTCTCTTGTAGCCCTCGAAACAATTGAACAAAAAACCACGAAACGACATGACGACCTCCGAAATGGCCTTCCGCCTCTCCATGGATTCTCTCTTTGAACAGATACCCAAGGGCTTTCGAGCCTGCTATTTCTGGACAATCACTGCTCCGGATGTAATTACCCCCTCCGAGTTCTCCAAGCGTTGGCATCATTTTTCTTTGTTGGTAAAAAGGGCATTCCCAAATATGCCATGGATCCGGGTTTATGAGGTTCATCCCGGGGAAGAAGGTGATTTTAACGGGCATGGAATGCATGCCCATGCAGTATTCCCAGATTATCGCAGGGTGGAAGTGATATCAGAACTGGCAGTTAAGTGTGGCCTAGGCCGAGTGTGGGTAAAACCTCTTCCTAGGGGAAAAGCCAAGAACTACCTGACGAAATACCTCTCGAAAATGAAAAGGGCATTGGTTCCTTACCTCAAGGGAAAGCGTCTATGGGCATGCATCAACTTTCCTCAAAGAACTGTTATTAGAAATGTCCTCCGGTTCTCCCTGCGGTCATACATGTTCAAAAAACTTCTTGGATCTTCGAACTGGCTTCATAAAACCAAGTTCTTCAATGAGAAAAAATACGGCTTCGACTTCCATAAAATCCGGGGTTTATGGGGATATCAGAGGTTTTTGGCGGTTAAATGTGTTTTAGAAAAATACCTACAAGAACTTTCAGAACACTTCATAAAGGGATATCAAAGATATCTTACCCTACATGGGATAAGAGAAATCCCAAAAGTTTGGTAAAAAAAAACTTGACTTCCTCTCAACATGTCCTATACTCGAATTGTAATCAAAAACCACATGAAAATACTCCAAATATCCGCGACAGAATGCCTCCTCCAAGTGGGAGAGCGCATTGTAACCCTCAAAAAATCCAAAGCCTCCGCTGGCCGTAGTCTCACAACTGGAAAAATCTCTTCCAGAAGATCCTTCCCGAACTGCTCCGTAGAAGGTCTCCCAGGGATCACAACAACCCCACGAATCCCCCTTGGACTTAATCCACATGGGGCTACGGACTGGACAGAAACAGTGGAAGTCTTCCAGAAACTCTACAATTTCAACGATTAACGAAAGGTGAAAAAAAAAATAAAAAAGTTCTTGCCTTCTCATCAAAAAAAGTCTATATCTCCTTCAAGCCCGAAATGGCCCATCAACAACAACCAACAACCAACAAAAAACGACAATGAAAATCCAACTCGAATACCGAGGAACAACCGCCGAGCCAATCTCTTTTTCTGACAAGGAAACGGGAAAAAAGGTCTCGATGAACAGGGTTCATCACATGTGCGAAACCGCCGCTGGTGAACAAGTCCGCGTCAGTGATCCTGACGCTCAAACAATCGATCTCAAAGATTATAAGCCTCCCTTTAAAAAGGGGCAGATGATTGATGTTGATCTCAAACTCGATCCGGCTACTCCGCTCAAAGCCCGTTCGATAACCTTAACCAAGAATGCCTGACATTTTTATTTTCTTGGCTAAACTTGCCCTTATTTGCCTTTTAATCCGGCTTCTTGGAAAATGGGTCAAGAAAATAATTGAAGGCTTTAACATCCGATCCTAACATGGAACTTCTGGACTTATCCGCAGACATCCTCGCCGGCTTTTCAATCGCCGCTGGGGTCTATTGGGCGACTGCTGGTATCCAGGTCATGTTTAACGCTTTTCGGCAGGTATCCGAACCCGAACTGGACAATGGGTGAAATGTCCTCCAACCTCTAAGGAAAGTAATATGTTCACAAACACTTACAATCGCATGAAAACGCTTGCAGTCACTGCCGCGCTTACTGCTCCCTTCCTGCTCTCCACGGTTCGCGCCGAGGGTGAGCCTCTCTCTCTTACCGCTACCGGTACGAGCGTTGCAGGCTACATTGCAGGGGCTGCAGGGGCCGGTGTGGCGATCCTCGCGGGCCTCTATGGTATCCGCGTGATCATCAGCGCCTTCAAAAAGGTCAAATAACCTTTCCAGGGGCGCGACTGGCCAACGCGCACAATTTTTATGGAACCGACCCAACTAGACCCGACCCAACTTCAAGCGATACTTGACGCTTTCGCTACTCTTCAACTGCATGTCGATTATCTCCGCACGGTTCTTTTGTGGGTTTTTGGTTTGCAACTTTTTCGGATTTTTGGCGACCTTTTTAGACCATGGGACAGAAAATATTAAATCTTTTTTTCAGGGTCGGGGGGGGCAAGAAGTTAGTGGTTTTTCTTCTTGCCCTCCTTCCTCTTGTCGCTCAAGCCGTTCCCGCGGGGACGCCCTACGCATTCACCGCAGACCCAAGCCTTTGTGGACTTCCCACTGACTACGGTAATTATGTATGGGATGGCTCGGCTTGGGGGAGGATAGGTCTCCGTTTCATTGGCGATAATACCGGAGAAGTTCGATATGTGGGTTATGGTCCTTACGCTACTTATGTCATTACCCAGTCGTCTGAAACAACTGCAACTATGGCAATTACCTCGACCGCTTACGGTCGTGAACGGGGGACTTTTTCTGGTACAATTTTACTTACCGCAACTAGCGGCACCTGGGGTTATACCCCATCGACTTTTCCCCTCACTGTTGCCGGCGGTACTGGCTCCGGCGACTATGCCCCGCTCGCCTCCGTACAAATTTCTGCACAGGCGCCGGCCGGCCAGGTCTTCGCCGCTTGGACAGGAACCGGCCTCGATGTCCTCCCCATTCTTCAAACTTCTACAATTATCATGCCGGCTCGTCCGGTGGATCTTACGGCTCATTTTGTAAACGGGGTCTCTTCCCTTTCTGTCACCGTCAATAACCCATCTAAAGTCTCCTATGCAGTTCAACTTTGGGCGAACGGAAGTCTTCTTTTTGCAGGGGCAAGAGAAGCGACAGAAACACAATTTTCATTTACTGGCGACAACTCCTTAAATCTCATAGGGGGGTCGGTCGTAGAACTGTTCATAAATAATGTCCTCGTAAGGCAAGTCACTACGTCGATAGAAGTTCCTCCAGAAACAATTACGATGACTTATACCGTGCCTCCGGTAGAAATCCCTGCAGAACCAACACCAACACCAACACCAACACCTATTACCCTTCCAGATGATCCAAGTAATTCAAATCCGACCCCGACCCCTCAACCCGGGCCAACTCCAACGCCTCCTGTCGCAGATCCAAGCCCAACGCCAACACTCCCAAAAACCGACGGTAAAGGAACTGGAGGAGATGGCACGGGTCTTGCTAATCCATGGGGGCCCTCGACCCCTTCAAATCCCGCGACCGACGCAATGACTAAAGCCGATTTCTACGATGCCGTAAAATCTGGTGTTCAAGATGCATTCGATGACCAGAACATAACCCCAGGGCAGATCGCAGAACTCACCGAACCGGATTCCCAGGCAGCAACGGGTGCTGCAGAAGGTCTTGTAGCCTCTGTCTATGGTACGGGGGAAGCCCTTAACGGCCTCGCAGGGGCAGGCGTAGCCCTCGTCAATTCTTTTATGCCACATATGCCCGATGTGGGAATGTCGGCTGGTCAATCAATCACCTTACCTGTGTTAGGGTCCTTTTATATCAATTTTCAAGAATTGCCCGGTTGGTCAATTCTCCGTTGGATCATGATTTCCTTCATATGGCTCATGACTATTATTATTTCAATCAAAATAATCCGTTCGGGGGTCGCCTAAAATGTGGGAAATACTTCAATCGGTTTTATCTCCAATTTTCCAAGTCCTCGAATGGGTCAGGAAAATTATTAACTCTTGGATTGCTTGGCTTTTCTGGCTCCTTGTCCTTCTCCTTGCTCCTCTACAATGGGTCTTCGAAACTGTGACTTATTGGTTTTTGTATCTCACCTATCTTATTAATCAGATGACGGATAGGGTTCATGGGTTTTGGTCTTCCTTCAATAGTTCTTATTCCCAGATTTCTGAATATATTGCGATTTCAAACGGGCTTTTTCCAGTCGGTCACCTTTTTTCTGCGATTGGGGTTCTTCTTATTCTTTGGGTCCTCGCCATAATTTACCGGCTTATTAAATCCTATGTGCCGACTCTCTCTTAAAAATCATGAAACCAACAAAAACCATAAAAAACCGAGGCTTTAGCCTCCTCGAAATGCTCGTAGTTCTCTCAATTATTTCAGTTATATTGTCCTTCTACATTCCTTGGGTAGTTGGGGAACAAGAAGAAAATGTCGTACCAACTCTCAACCGGATTCAAAATATACGGGAACAACAAAAAACCCTTATTCAACAACTTCATGATTTACGAACTAAATAAGGGGATTCCTCAATATTGCTTTGATTTTTATGCAACAACAAAATCACACAAATACATTCGAGATCTTCGAGGGTCGCCTGGGGGGTGGAAAGACATATTCTGCAACTGTCCGCATTCTGGATCGCCTTCGTAGGGGGGGCGTCGTCTGCACGAACATTCAACTTGATGTAGAGAAAATACGTGAATTGTGTGCGTCCAGGTGGGGGGTCATTCTCCAGCCCGACAAACAATTTTTCTTCCTCGATGAGGAGCAGATTACTGGGTTTTATAAACACATCCCCATCGGTACGGGTTTCGGGTTAAATCCACTTATAGTCATGGATGAGTTTCATTTATGGTTCAATGCCCGTGATTTTGGTTCAACAGATAAAAAGGCAAGGTCAACCCTTAACTTCATTACCCAATGTCGAAAAAAACATGTAGATCTCATTTTAATCAGTCAATCTGCTTTAAATGTTGATAAACAGTTTGTTCGGCAATTGCATGCGATCTGGCGTTTTAGGGATATGGCTAAATGGAAGATTCCAGGCCTTGGGTTCACTCCTTTTTGGCTTAATCATAAAATCCTTTCTTGCCAGTACGATCAGGATGGAAAAACCCTCTCCGAAAGATTTTGGGTTAAGAAGGATCCGGCAGTTTTTGGGTGTTATGCGACAGATTCCCTTCTTCGTCCGATCCTCGACCTGTCAGAAAATGTTGTCGATAATGTCTCCCTAGAAAGGGTAAAAAAAACCCCATTTTTGCAGAAAAATAAAAACCTCTTGTGTTTCCTCTCCGCTTCAACTATAACAGCCCTCGTTCTCTTCTTTAGATTATGGTTAAATTATTGATACCTCTGGGGATAATTGTCGGGCTTATTTCGGCTATTATACTCGTTCAAAAAGTCAGGAATATTGGAAAATCTCCTTCTTCTTCCAGGGTGGAGAGCCGGCCGGTGGATGCAGGGCATCAACCGAGCCGAGCCGACACCCCAAGAAAAAACCAAGAAACACCTTCAGGAGTCGGCTTCGAGTTCCAGCCGTCCGACCCATGGATTTCAACACCCGATAGCCCGTACTCAACACCAGAACGGGATTACTCTCCAGGTCGAGCATCTTCTGATGGATATACCCAGGCTGCTCATGATGGCGTAGCCCTCGTCATCTCCTCACCAGAAGAGAAAAAATACATAGTTACGCCAACTGGTCGACCAGAACACCGTTATGTTCGCCTCTTCGGTTACTCCAGCCCCCCGCTTCGGATTCAAGCAGATTGTCCAGAAAGCGACCTCCTAGGCCCTCAAGGAAGGGGTCTGTGGATTAACAAGGATGTCGGCTACGGGGTCGTAGAAGACCTCTCGAAGGTCAAGGCCACGATCCGGCGAATTGACGGCGGGGGTACAATCCTTTCTTTCACCAAGGGTTCACTGCGTGACACCAGGGAAGAAACCCATCCAGAAAAACCCATGGAGCCGGTAGCCCAGCCGCCGAGTCCTCCTGTCTCTCCGA